CTAGCTGACTATGAGTATGCCGACTTAATTGATGACCAAGATAAGGTTAGAATGTTAATCGATCCTACATCTTCTTATGCAATGGCTGCTGCTGCTGCAATGGGAAGAGCAATGGATGACGTTATCATTTCTGCTGCACTTGGAACATCTTTTACAGGTGAAACAGGTTCAACATCTACAGCATTTGCTGCTGGTAATCAGATTGCAAATGGTAGTGCCGATATGTCTATTGCCAAGTTAATTGAAGCTAAAAAGATTTTAGATTTAGCTGACGTTGACCCATCAATACCAAGATATATAGCAGTTGGTCCTAACCAAATTGAAGCATTACTTGGAACTACTTCAGTAACAAGTTCTGACTTTAATACAGTTAAGGCACTTGTTCAAGGTGAAGTGGACACATTCATGGGTTTCAAATTCATTGTAACAAACAGACTATCGATTGCATCTAATATCAGATCATGTTTTGCTTGGGCAGAAGATGGTATTGCTTTAGGTGTCGGAAAAGATGTTTCTGCAAGAATAGATGAGAGAGCAGACAAAGGTTATGCTACTCAAGTTTACTATTGCATGAGCATTGGTGCTACTAGAATGGAAGAATCCAAAGTAGTACAAATCGATTGTGATGAATCAGCTTAAGGAAGGGAGTGAATAAATGACTACAAAAAATACAACACTTGTAGCTAACTTTGAAGCTAGTCCTCAAGTTGCAAGTAATGCCCACGAGCTACATGGCGTTTTGCGTGTTGCTCAAGGTACAGTCGCATTAGCTGCTGGTGATAGCACAGACAATGATATTGTTATGCTTGCACCAATACCTAGTAACGCATCTATCGCATCACTAAAGATTGCATCAGATGCTTTAGGTGGATCATGCACATTTAATGTAGGTTTATATCAAACAAATGGCACAGTCGTTGACGAAGATGTATATGCAACTTTAGTCGCAGACGAAGGTGCTATGACTGATGTAAGAACTGAAGCTGCCAATATTAACACTATTGGACAACAGGTTTGGGAAGATGCAGGTGCATCAGCCGATCCTGGTGGATACTACTACGTTGCAGTAACTTTTTCTGCCACAGGTGGTACAGCAGGTGATATGTCATACATCATAGAGTATGTTGTAAACTAAAATATTAGTAGGGAGCAGTTTATCTGCTCCTTACCTTTAGGAGTTTGATATGCCGTCAGTAGTAGATATTTGTAATGAAGCTATGGATTTACTTGGTGCAGCGACAATAACTGCATTAACGGAGAACTCTAAAGAAGCACGACTTTGTAATAGAAGATTTGAAACAGTAAGAGATGCTGTGATAAGATCGCATCCTTGGAATGTAGCTATATCAAGGGCAACACTAGCAAGAGACAGTGATGCACCACCATTCGGATTTACCTATCAATATACATTGCCTACAGACCCTTATTGCTTGAGGGTTATTTCTTTTTGGAACTCAAACGTCAATAATGAAGTTGCAGCTTACGATAGCAATGTAATGTATAAGATAGAAGGCAGAAAAATACTTTCCAATGAAGGCACTTGTTCTATAGTTTATTTATCTAGGGTAACAGATACAGAGCAATTCGATCCTTTGTTAAGTAGTACGATTGCACATAAACTTGCAGCAGAAACTGCGTATGCCATTACAGGAAGTAATGCTTTAGCTCAATCAATGTATTCTTTGTATCAAGCAAGATTAAGTGAAGCTAGAGGTATGGATGCACTAGAGGGTTATCCAGAACAAATACAGGCAGATACTTTTACTAACGCAAGGTTCTAATATGGCTAGAGTATCGTCTATTATCACCAACTTCAGGGCAGGTGAAATATCTCCTAGGCTAGAAGGTAGAATAGACTTACAAAAATATAATGAAGCTGTAAAAGATTTAAGCAACATGATTGTATTTCCACAGGGAGGTACAACACGCAGACCAGGTACATATTACGCAGGAACAACAAAGGATGGTGGTCAGGTAAGGCTAATCAACTTTGAGTTTAGTGATACACAAGCCTATGTATTGGAGTTTGGTAATAATTATATTCGTATATTTAAAGATGGTGGCTTAGTTACAGAAGCTACGACAGCAATAACAGCCATAACAAAGGCTAATCCAGCAGTAGTAACATCTAACTCACATGGTTTGAATAATGGTGACAGAGTGTTTATTACTGGTGTTGTTGGTATGACAGAGATAAATAACAGAGAGTTTACAGTTGCAGGAAAGACAACAAATACATTTCAGTTAAGTGGTATCAATAGCTCTGCGTTTACCACATATACAAGTGGTGGCACAGTCGGTAAAATAGTAGAAATTACAACGACTTACACGACAGCACAGCTATCTACGATTAATTATGCACAATCAGCAGATGTGTTATTCCTTGCACAACAAGATCATGCACCAGCAAAGTTGACAAGAACAAGTCATACATCATGGACATTGACGGATATTGATTTTACAGATGGTCCTTACCTTGATGAAAACATAACAGCAACAACATTATACGCTTCAGCAGATACAGGTTCTGTAACGATTACAGCAAGTGCAGCCTTGTTTGTTAGTACAGATGTTGGAAGATTAATTAGGTTTCGTGAGGTATTAGAGGTTACTTATGATGAATGGGCAGCAAGTACAAGTTACGCTAATAATGTATTTGTAAGATTCAATGGTCACGTTTACAAGCAGGTTACTGGATCAACGCAAACATCAGGTAACACGCCACCAGTACATACATCAGGTACAGAAACATATGGTGCGATTGATTGGGAGTACAGGCATGACGATACAGGTTATGTAAAGATAACAGGGTTCACAAGTTCAACAGTTGTAACAGCTACAGTTAAAGAAGATGATGGTGGCATATCAGTATTACCACATAATGTTGTGGGATCGAGCAATGCTACAACAAAATGGTCATTGGGAAGTTTTAGCTCAACCACAGGATTTCCAAGAGCTATAGGTTTTTACGAAGAAAGATTATACTTTGCTGGAACCACAGATCAGCCACAGACTATCTTTGGTAGTGTATCTGCTGATTTTGAGAACCATACACCTGGAACAGAAGATGATGCAGCGATTAATGTAACCATAGCATCAGATCAGGTTAACGTCATAAAGCATTTATTACCAGCTAGATTCTTGCAGTTATTGACTACAAGTGCTGAGTTTACTTTGTCAGGTGGTGCAGGATCAGAGCCGGTAACACCTACAAATGTTAACGTGCTACGAGAAACAACTTTTGGTACAGGTAACATCAAGCCTTTGAGAGCAGGTAACAGTACCATACTCATACAGAAGGGTGCAGAAAAGGTAAAAGAGATAACCTTTGATTTAGACACAGATGGATTGCTGGGTGTTGATTTGACTGTGCTTGCAGATCATTTGGCTAGAGGTGGCTTGACTGACATGGTATGGCAGCAAGAGCCAGAGTTATTGTTGTGGTTTGTACATAATGATGGAAGGCTAATAGGACTAACATATGACAGGGCAAACGCCACAGTAGGATGGCATGAACATAGTTTAGGTGGCAGTGGTCTAGTAGAAAGTATTACAGCTATACCTAGTGGTGCAGAAGACCAGGTGTATCTTAGTGTTAAAAGAACTATAAACAGTGCCACAGTAAGACATATTGTTTATTTAAAGTCACTATATTTTAATGATGATGTCGAGGATGCTTTCTTTGTAGATAGTGGGTTGACATACAGTGGATCGGCTACAACGACCATTACAAGCCTAAACCACCTTGAGGGTGAAACAGTAACCATTTTAGCAGATGGTGCTGCACACGCTGATAAAACAGTCAGCAATGGCACAATTACATTAGATAGAAGCTCATCTAAGGTTCATGTTGGTTATGGTTATACTTCATCATTAGAAACATTGCGTATGGAAGCAGGTGCAGAAGATGGCATTGCACAAGGTAAGATAAAGAGAATACATGGTGTTACAGCTAGATTCTTTCAAACAGTTGGTGCAGAGTTAGGTCCTGATACAGCAAACCTTGACAGGTTACCAGTTAGAGATAGTAGTATGAGTATGGATGAAGCCGTTCCGTTGTTTACTGGGGATAAAGAAATATCTTTTCCATCAGGCTATGACAATGATGCAAAGATTGTTATAAGGCAAACACAGCCATTGCCTATGACAATATTAGCTATAATGAGAAGGTCTAATACGTTTGATGCTTAAGTTTAAAAAGTTTGATAAAGAAGACTTAGATATGATTGAAACAAATTTTCATTTTCCAGAAAGCTCAAAAGCAGCTATGATGAAAGAAACGTGTTTAAGTGCATACACAGCATTGCTAGAAAGTAAGGTATTTATGATTGGTGGTGTATATGGATTATGGCAGAATGTCGGAGAAGCCTGGTTTGTAATGTCAAAGCACGCCTACAAGATGCCCTTTTCAGCAGCTAAGTATTCTAGTTTATTATTAGATCATGTGCAAGAAGACAACGATTTACAACGTATTCAAGCTAGTGTTCACACAGGTGACAAGCAAGCGATAAGATATGTTGAGTGGTTGGGTTTTGAGAACGAAGGTTTGATGAAGAAGTTTGGTCCTGATGGATCAGATTATTATCGTTTTGCGAGGGTTGCGTAATGGCAAATACTATGTATGCAAATGATGCACAGGCTTCAACCTCTGGTGGTGGAGGTGGTGGAGGTGGATATGCTGCTGCTTCAGGTCTTGGTGCTATCCTGGGTTTCAAGGCAGACCAAGCTGCTGCAAAGCAAGCAAAATTGACTGCTGAATACAACGCTAAAGTTGCAGAAAACGAAAGAGTTTTACTACAGCGTTCTGCAAGAGATGAGCAAGCTAGGTTACGTCAAGGGTCAGAAAAGTTGGTTTCGGCACAAAGAGTAGCTGCTGCTAAAAGTGGAGTTGTTACTGGTACAGGTAGTAATTTATTAGCATTAAGAGATACTTATATGGGAACAGAAATGGATGCCATAGCTATAAGATATGCAAGTAGCATACAGGAACAGGCAAAGACAGCACAAGCTGCAATGATAAGAGCAGAAGGTGCTTCGAGATCATCTGCAATTAAAACTAGAGCTTATGCAAATTTACTTGAATCTGGTGCAAAAGCAGCAACTTTGATGGGATAAGATATGCCAAAGATACCTACATATGACCAACTAGGGCAAAGAGTAAAAGCACCTACTACACAGATTGGTGTAAGAGCAGACACACAAGCATTTGTTGGTGCACAACTAGCGACTGCTGATTTGTTTAAAAAGGCTGGGAATATAGCTTACGAATTTGGTATGAAAGAAAAGGAAGAAAATACCAAGGCTGCATTTGCTGAACTAAAGACACAGTACAATAATGAAGTGAACGATTTAATTAGAAATAGTAAAGCTACAAGCACGTTAGAAGCTGAGAATGAATTAAAAGATTATAATAAAAAGTTTGAAAGAAACTATACAAAAAAGAACTTAACGCCTAACCAGTTAAAATCTATCAAAACGCAAATGGTTTTGCATCAAGGTGCTAAGATGCAAGTTGGTAAAAATTTAGCTTTTGACAGAGGTAGAGATTATAATTCAACACTTCACAAAAACGCCAGTAACAATCTTATAATAGAAATAAATAAATTACCTATTGGTAATCCTTTGCGTAATGCAATGGAAGATGAGTTACGAGAAACAATTACTGTTGCCAACGAAAATGGTGAAACTGCAAACTTAGATTACAAAACAGTTGACCAGGCTTTTAATGCTATAAAAATAAATGATTACACCACTTTGTCAGGTAATGCTCAAAGTATTGAACAAATACAAGAATTAAAAGATAATCTTAAAAATGAAATGTTTATGCCTGACACAAGCCTTAAATTAAATGCGTTGTTAGATGCACAGGAAAAGAGAGTCCATGGCGAGTACTCTGATGCTATTGTAAGAGACATATTTCTTAGTAATGACAAGGCTTTGACAAATGATGTAGAATTTGAAAAAGAAATACAAAGACTTAACAAATCAGATTTAATTAGTTTTACCAATGATAAAGGCGTTCAAATAAATGTTAATCCAAAAAAATTGCCTGTAAACATTTTAGAAACCATAAAAGCAAAAGCACAAACTAGAAGAAACGAATTATTATCCAAAGAAATCAATGACATAAAAGTAAATCTTAGTTCAGAGGTTCAAGGTAAGTCTTTGTCTGAGTTGACACAAATTAGAGATAGTATAGATGCCACAGGTAAAGACAGGTACAGACCTGAGATTGAGAATTTTGCTTCAAGGGAGCAAATGAAACAAATAATTAATACAGAAATCAAAGATAAAGCTAAAAGAGAATTAGCTAATGCTATGCAGGTAAAAGATAATATTGTTTCTGACTTAAAGGTTGACGGCGTTATCAGTCAAGAGAACATGGCAAAAAAAGATGGCGTATACAATGCTTTGGTTTTAGCAGAAGAATATCAAAAAGCTAACGAATGGCAGCTTGCTATAAATGCAGAAATAAAAGCATCATCTTCATTTCAATCAATAAAGTTTAGCAGTAAAACTCAAACTACAGATAAGTTAAATGAGCTAAAATTAAATTGGCAAAGATCAGGTAAAAAAGAAGATGAGTTAATATATACCTCTTTTGCTAGTCAAGTTTCTGTTAGAGATGCAGAAATAAAAAAAGATTTTATAGGGTATTACAAGAGCCAAAATCCTGAAGAAGAAATCACAGTAGATAAAATGATTAGTTTGCAAAAACAAATGGATATACCAGAGCTTGACATAAGGGTAACAAGTAATGCTGAATTAGATGCGTTTGAAGCTGCTTTTAAGGCACCAGGATTGAATTACGCAGAAAAAGCACAGGTTGGTAAAGATTTTTTAAATAGTTATGGTGCAAATCAGAACAAAGTTTTAAGGCATTTAATATCTTCGGGCACAATAACACCTATTGATAACTTACTTTTAGCATATCCAAATGATGTAAGAATTAAAGGTGCTATATTAGCTAATGCACCAGAAACAGTTAAGAGATATAAAAGTGATATTCCTAAAGATGACAGAACAACTATTATGGAATCTGTTGCAACAGAAATGTCAAGTTATAGTCAAACTGTTTTAGGTGGTGGTTTTGATGATGTTTTAGGTGGTGGTTTTACAAAAGGCAGGGCAGGTCATGTAATGTCAATGAGAGACATAATTGTAAATACAGCGAATTATTACAAGATGATTGATAACATGGAACCAGCAGATGCAGCTAAAAGAGCTTTTAATGAGGTTATTGGAAATCATTTTAATTTAGCAAATCAAGTCAATAACACTACTGTTAGGTTTGGTATAGAATATGATTCTGTTGCAGAGCCTATGTCAAAAATATTAGAGACTTCAATAGCTAATAATATTGATTATTTAAAAGAAATCATAGAAGCACCACCAGCACCATTAGGTTTAGATGAAAGTGCTAAAGAACAATGGCGAAACACATACTATAGTGACCTTATTAAAAAAGGTACATGGAGAACCACAACCGATAACAGTGGCGTTTATATGGTAGATCAGTTAGGTAACATGGTTAAAAGAAAAGATTCAGCAATGGAGCCAGGAGACATAGGTGGTATGGCACCTTTTGTTTCTGTAAATTTTGATAGTTTAACAACAACGCTTGATAAATACAAAGAAATTCAAGATGGTCAAGGCACAATTTCAGCAAAGAAAGAAGCACTTATAAATCATTTTAAAACTACAGGACAATTATTCTAATGGTAGGAATGTATATCCCAGAACAGGGTGATGATCCTAATTTAACAAATCAATATTACGATATTGCCAAAGCTGGTACTTTAGATGTATTAGGTGCCACATTTCAAGAAACGCTGTATTATAATCCATTAAATGCTGTAAATAGACTTGCTGAACAATACACAGGATTAGGTCAAACTGGTAAAGTAATATCTAAAGATGATTGGAAAGAAAGTGAGTTTTTTAGAGATGGCATACAGGTTGACGATAATGGCATCAAAGAAGGATTAGCACAACTCTTAGCCGAAAGAGTTGATAGAAGGCGTGAGTTTCAAATAACATTACAAAGGTCTAAAGGTGGATTTGGATTAGGTGCTGCTCAGTTTGGCGTGGCTATAGCTGGTAGTTTCCTTGATCCATTGAATATAGCCAGTGCGTTTATACCTGCCGTTGGTCCAGCTAGAGTTGCATCAATGGCAGCTAAGATGGGCAAAAGTGGATCGAGGGCAGTCAAAGGTGCTGTAGATGGTGCTGTTGGTGCTGCTGTTTTAGAGCCATTAATCATAGGTGCTGCTGCTGCCGAGCAAGATGAAAGCTACACTTTAATGGATAGCTTTTTAAATGTTGCCGTAGGTAGTGCATTGGGTGGTGGTCTTCATGTAGGTTTTGGTAAAATATCAGACAGGATAAACAGAACGCCACCACAAACAAGAGCTAGGGCAGAGCAAACATCAATAGGTCAAGTTTTAACTGACCAGCCAGTACAGGTTGATCGTATTGTTGATGAAGCAGAAACAACAACAGTAAAGCCAGAAGCTGAACAAACTGACACAATTACAGTTTACAATTCTGATGGTGAGCCAAGAGTTGTAGAGAAGGTTAGGGTTGATGATGAGGGCATCATTACTATAAAAGATACTGATGGTACTGAAAAGGTTGTGGATCAGAGTGATGTTGTAAGCAAATCTCCATATGATGAAGACTTTTTAATTGATTTAAGCGAAGTTGGTTTAGATGATATGTCTGCAACTGTAGATGATTTAACACGAGTAGGTCAACCTGGAGGTATGAACAAAAAACAAGCCATCAAGTCATTAGAAGATGCAAAGTTTATTGTAGAAAATCAGCTTAAAGAATTAGAAGCAGGTACCAAAATAAAAGGAGGAATATTTAAAAAAGAAAGAATTGTTGTAGATGAAGCTAAAGTGGCAAGCAAAAAAACAAGTTTAAAAGCCTTAGATATTGCTTTGGATAGATTGAAAGGTAAGAAAGTTGTAAGACCAAAAGATCCTATAACAAAGCAAACTACCGAACCTGGTGCAAAAGATACAAACACAACAGAAGAAACTGTAACTACACAAGAGGGTGCAGAATTAACACCACAGCAAATAAACGATCAAAGAGATTCAGCTAGTATAAGCCAAGATAAGTTGGGTAGATTAGATGAGTATGCAGACAAAATTGATAAGATGGATGCAGATACTGCTGACTTAAGTGAAATAAAAGCAGAGGATATTGAAGCAGAAAATGAAGCTATGATGCTTGAGTTAGAGGATCCTGAAATAATAGAATCTTTACCAGATGTTGCAAAACAAACTTTACAAAAGGCAAAGGCAGCTATGAAAGAAGCAGATGATGCAGCAGAAAAAGCAAGAGTATCTTATGATACTGCGACACAAGTAGGTGCCCAATGCGTTATTAGGAGTAAAAGCTAATGAGTTGCGTAGATGAAGTATTAGAGGCTGGGAAAAGAGCAGGTATAGATTTAGGTGAAGATGAAGCTCAAGAAATAGTAGCTATTTTAGAAAAGAAATTAGCTAAGAGAATGGCTAACGCAGGTGCAGATCAAGACCTAGACCTGTTTAATTTAGCAAAAGAAATAGCAAAACAAGCAAGAATTAATGCAGCGATAATGAGAAAAACCAGGCTTTTAAATATGAGAGCCTACACTAAAATAATGACTAAGCTAAAAAACAATCCTGATAATCCAGGGCAAGCGTTAGAAGCTATACTGACAGGTGACATAAGGGTTATGGATGATGGCTTGGGAAGTATTGACAGGAGACAGCAAGCTATTAGCTTAGAGTATGCAGGACAATTAGTTGCAGCATTAAGGAAAAAAGATTTAGAAGCATTGTTTAAATCAGGTGATTTAGACGAGTTAATATACAAAGCAATGTTTGATGGTCCTGATTCTATGGACTTGAATGTTGCTGGTGCAAGGGAAGCTGTAGAAATAGCTGAAGTTGTGCAAAAGGTACAAAAACAATTACTACAAAGAAAAAACAGAAATGGTGCAGTGATTGGTGAGCTTAAAAATTATGTTGTTCGTCAAGGGCATGACCCAATAATATTAAGGAAAACTGGCAAAGATAACTGGGTTAATTATATGTTAGAGAAGGATGGAAATGGTGTTTATGTAAGATTAAGTGACCAAACATTTGAAAGCAAAAGCCAGTTTAAAGATGGTGTAGAATATACAGACGAACAATTTATAGGCGATATATACGATAATCTTGTTTCAGGTCAACATCAAAAAGTTGATGGTGGTGACAATATGGGTGACAAATTAGTTGGGTTCTCAGGTCCAGCTAACTTGGCAAAAAAGTTAAGTACGTCAAGGGTTTTACACTTCAAAGATGGGCAATCTGCATATGATTACGCACAAAAATTTACAAGGCAAAGTTTTAGTGAAGCTGTTGTAAACGGCATTTTACATGATGGTCAAGCTATTGGTCTTATGGAAACTTTTGGCACAAATCCAAGAGCTATGTTTGATAGAGTTATGAAAGATGCACAAGAAATAAACAAAACTAATTTAAAAGCTAAAGAGACAATCAAAACAAAAAGATTAGAAAATCAATTTAGAGAACTTGACGGCACCACAAGAGCTAGGGGGTCAGGTAGATTATTATTAGGTGGTACTGTTGACTTTGCTGGAATCAATGCAGCTTGGCGTATGTTGCAAAACATGGCAAAGCTAGGTGCAGCAACAATATCCTCGTTTTCCGATATAGCAACAAAGGCACATTTCATAAACTCAAGGACAGAAAGAAATATATTCACATCTTATTTAAGGGCATTTAGTGATATATTTAGAAATTATAGTGGTAAGCAACAAAAAGAATTAGCTTACTTGTTAAACGTAGGTGTAGAAAACTTTTTAGGGGATGTCCATTCAAGGTTTGGTGCAAATGACAGTTTGCCAGGAATGATGGGTAAAGCACACCAAATGTTTTTTAGATTAAATGGTATGACATGGTGGAACAATGCACAGAAAACTGGATTAGCTAGGATGATTTCAGCAGATTTAGCCATGTATACAAACAGAGCATTTGATGAAATACCAACAAGAACAAGATTAAACTTACAAAGATATGGAATAAATGCAGAAGATTGGGCAGTCTATAGTTCTATGGAAAAGAAGGCATTAGATGGAAATGACTATTTAGTTCCTGCTGCTGTAGATGATGTTGATGCTTCTATCTTGGAAGCAGGTGCTTTAAGGGAAGCTAACCTTACAAGAAAAAGAAAACTAAAAAATGTTACTGATGTTGAGTTGCAAAGATACAAAGATAATCTAAGAACAAAATTATCTTCATATTTAACAGATGCAGCAGATACGGCTATTCCTACACCTGGTGCAAAAGAACGTGCCATTATGAATCAAGGCACAGAAAGAGGTACTGTATTAGGTGAAGCAATAAGAGCATTGATGCAATTAAAAGGTTTTCCAATTACATATGTAACAAAAGGTATGTCTCAGCAATATCACGCTAAGAAACAAGCAGGGCAAAGTGGTTTATATGGCGTAGCACAAATGATGGTTGGTACTACCATTATGGGTTATTTATCAATGACAACAAAAGACATACTAAAAGGCAAGAGTCCAGCAGAGGTGTATGACGAGAGAGAAGGTTTGAACTATAAAACATTTGTAAGAGCATTTACGCAAGGTGGTGGTGCAGGTATATATGGTGACTTTGTGTTTGGTGAATTTAATAGATTTGGAAGATCTCCATTAGAAACATTTGCTGGTCCTACTTTTGGCACAGCAGCAGATGTATTAAAATTATACGCAGCGTTAAGGGATGGCAAAACAGATCAAGTTACAAAAAACGCATTTAGAACCTTGGTATCTAACACACCATATATTAATTTATTTTACACAAAGACAGCCTTAGATTATTTGTTCTTGTATGGAATGATGGAAAAAACAAATCCAGGTTATCTTTCAAGGATGGAAAGAAAGATAGAAAAAGAAACGGATCAAGAATATTACATATCTCCATCAAGGTCAGCAGTTAGGTTTTAATTTGATTATTTTAACAAAAAATATTATAACGTAGAAACGAGGTAGTTATGACAGTTAGTAGCACAACCACAAAAAACAGTTACAGTGGCAACGGAAGTACCACTACATTTGCATATGCTTTCAAGATATTTGCTGATGCAGACCTTACAGTCATACTAAGATCGGCTACTGGTGTAGAAACAGTACAGAGTCTAACAACAAACTACACAGTTACAAATGCTGGTAATGCTAATGGTGGTAATGTTGTGTTTGGAACTGCACCTGCTAGTGGTGTTACTGTCGTTATTAGACGTAACATGGCACAAACTCAGTCTACAGACTATGTGGCAAACGATCCTTTCCCAGCAGCTACACACGAAGATGCACTAGATAGGTTGACTTTTATTGACCAGCAACAGCAAGAAGAAGTAGACAGAAGCCTCAAACTATCACGAACAAATACTATGACATCTACTGAATTTACAGTAGGTGCAACAGACAGAGCAAACAAGGTCCTTGCTTTTGATGGTAGTGGTGAATTATCTGTTACACAAGAGCTAGGTACATACAAAGGCACAGACGCAACAGTAACAACAGAAGCATATGTTGTAAGAGATATTATCAAGTCAACGACTTCTGCACAGCTAAACAACGTGTATATATGTGTTGCAGACGCAGTTGTTGGTGACAGTCTAACAGATACAGATCACTTTGAATTACTAATAGATGCTGTTACAGCAGCTACAAGTGCAACTAACGCTGCAAATAGTGCTGCGACTGCTACAACGAAAGCAAGCGAAGCAGCAACTTCTGCAACTAACGCAGCTACAAGCGAAACAAATGCTGCGACAAGTGCAAGCACAGCATCAACAAAGGCTAGCGAAGCAAGTACATCTGAGACAAATGCAGCTGCATCTGCTTCAACTGCATCTACCAAAGCATCTGAAGCAAGCACATCTGCAACGAGTGCTGCTAGTTCAGCTACAACAGCAACCACAAAAGCAAGTGAAGCCAGTACGTCAGCATCAAATGCAGCGACTTCAGCTACGACTGCTACGACAAAAGCTACAGAAGCATCTACATCAGCAACAACAGCTACTACAAAGGCTTCCGAAGCTGCTACTAGTGCGACAAATGCAGCTACATCTGCAAGCAATGCTTCAACATCAGAAACCAATGCAGCAGCTAGTGCAGCAGCAGCAGCAGCTAGTGCTGATACTTTTGACGATACATACTTAGGTTCTAAGAGTTCTGATCCATCTGTTGATAATGATGGTGATGCTTTAAATGCTGGTGATTTGTATTTTAATACATCAAGTAATACTTTAAAAGTATACACTGGTTCTGCCTGGCAAGATGCAGCTATAGATAGCTCTGGCTTTGTGCAGACTACTGGCGATACAATGACAGGTGCATTGGTAATCAATAGTAACCTCTCAGTAGATGGTGGCACAATCAAGCTAGATGGTAATTATCCTACTGGCAGTGGTAATGTAGCTTTGGGTGATACTGCACTTGATAGTATAAGTGGAGCAAATAATAACGTGGCTATTGGAAATCAGTCACTAACTACAAATACTTCAGGTTCAAGTCTTACGGCAATAGGTGGAGCTTCATTGTATTCAAATACTACAGCATCTAATAACGTAGCTGTTGGATTTAATGCAGGTTACAGCATTACTACTGGTGCTAATAATTCTGTTTTGGGTACTTATGCTTTAGATGCAAATACTACTGGTGCTAATAATACTGCAATAGGTTATCTTTCTCTTTCAGCTAACACCACAGCATCAGAAAATACAGCAGTTGGGTATAACAGTCTTACTGCCAATACTACTGGTAGTCCTAACGTAGCATTTGGAAACTATTCATTAGAATCAAATACTACAGGTGCTTCAAATACTGCTATTGGATTGTCTGCCTTAAAGAGTAATACAACTGCATCTAACAATACAGCCGTTGGGCAAAATGCACTACGATTAAATGTTACTGGGGAAAGTAATGTAGCTATAGGTCTAAGTGCATTATATTCAAACACAGGCTCTAACAATACTGCTGTAGGTTATGAAGCACTAGAGCTTAATACAAGTGGAACTGCTAACTCTGCACTTGGTTTACAAGCATTAGAAAATAATACAACTGGAAGTAACAATACTGGTATTGGTTTTAGAGCATTAGAAGCAAATACCACAGGGGATAATATGACTGCTGTTGGTCAAAATGCAGGATTGTCACACACAACAGGAAATTCATCTACATTTATTGGCACTGACTCTGGAAAACTTACAACAACTGGAATTGGAAATACGTTTGTTGGAGATGGTTCTGGTAGACAAAACACAACTGGAGCAAGCAATGTTGCTATGGGTCAAAGTGCTTTACTTTCAAACACCACAGCATCAGACAACACAGCGATAGGATATCAAGCATTAGATGCAAATACTACTGGTGCAAATAACGTATCTATTGGTAAGGGTTCTTTATCAGCAAACACTACAGCAAGCAATAATTCAGCACTTGGATTTCACACATTATTTTCAAATACAACAGGAACTGGTAATGTTGCTATTGGATATGCAGCACTTGCTATAAATGGTACAACATCAAGCAACACAGCAGTTGGACATTCAGCTTTATATACAAATGCAGCACATAACAATACAGCTGTCGGTTGGTATTCTGCAAGAAGCAACACAACAGGTACAGGTTTAACTGCTATAGGATTACAAGCACTAGACCAAAATACTACTGGAAGTAACAATACAGCACTTGGTCTAGAGGCACTTAAAGCAAATACCACAGCAAATAACAATACAGCAGTAGGTAAAGGTGCATTACTTGCAAATACTACAGGAGCAAATAATGTAGCAATAGGTACAGCTTGTATGTCAGCAAATACAACAGGTAACGACAGTATTTGTATGGGTGTAAGTGCATTAGATGCAAATACTACTGGTGGTAATCATGTGGCATTGGGTAGACAGGCTCTACAAGCAAATACTACAGGAATTAACAACACAGCAGTTGGATTGAGTGCTTTACTTTCAAACACCACAACATCAAGCAACACAGCAGTTGGTTATCAGTGTATGATATCTCATACTGGTCAAAGAAATACAGCAGTAGGAAGCGAAGCTCTTAGAACAGGTACTGGTAATGCTAATTCAGCATTTGGTTATGAAGCCTTATACAATGCTACTTCAACATATGATTCTACATCTATTGGAATTCAGTCTTTGTATAATGTTACTACTGGGGAAAGAAATACAGCAGTGGGTAGAGATACTGGTGCAGTATTGACTACTGGTGCGAAAAATACATTAATTGGGTATGAAGCTGGTAAAGTTTTAGTAGATGGAAGTCAAAATACTTGTATTGGGTTTGAATCTGCGACACCAGCTTCAAATACTAATAATTCATTCACACTTGGAAATGCTGATATAACGAATTTACGTTGTAATGATACAAGTATATCTGCTTTATCAGACCAAAGGGATAAAACCAATATTGAGGATTTACCTAATGAAGCAGGATTAGCACTAATAAATTCTTTAAGACCAGTAACATTTCATTGGGATAGACGAGATTGGTATGATGATGGCACACCTGATGGCTCAAAAATTACTGCTAATTATGACAATGAAGTAGCAAATTCTGGATTAAGGCAAGGGTTCATAGCACAAGAAGTTGCAACTGCGATTAAGGGTATAAAAGCACTTGAAGATGAAAAATTAGTTTCTGATGAAAACCCAGATAAATTAGAATTTGCACCTGCAAAATTAATAACAAATCTAGTTAAAGCAGTACAAGAATTATCTGCACAAATAACAGCGTTACAATCTGAAATATCAACTTTAAAAGGAGAATAAAATGTCAGACGAAAAAACAGCAGAAGAAATAGCACAAGACTACACAGCTATGGGTCATAGTGTGGAGCTTATCAATGCTATCATTGCAGGAACAGCAATGGCAGATGATGAAGCTGAAGATAAGCAAGACTGTGTTAATAGGAACGTAGCACACTTAGAGATTATGGTGGCTAAGGACTATTGGACAGATGAAGACATGACAGCAGTTAACTCTGCAATCACAGCAGGACAAGGGTATACAGCATGAGTGAGCAAGTAGCAAACGTAATCACTATTGATGGTAAAGAGTACAACCAAGATGATCTTACACAAGATCAGAGTTACTTTATTAATCAGATTAGAGATTTGCAAACTAAAGCAGGTAGTCTTAAGTTTCAGTTGGATCAAGTAACTGTAGCACAAAATGCTTTTACTAACTCATTGATTGAATCTTTAAAGTCTGAAGACAAAGAAGATGATGAGGTTGTTAATGATTAAGGCTTCTGATGTAAAGGCACAGATAGATACGCATGAGGCTGTCTGTGCTGAGAGATGGAAAGAAACCATCTTACGCATTAAACGCATTGAACATATAATGATTGGTACAGCAGGTACTATGATAATTATGATGGCAGGTTTACTATTGAGGTGACGCTATGCTTGAAATGCTAGTGGTCGCTAATAGTGCTTTTGCAATTATCAAACAGACCATACAGAATGGTCGAGATCTATCTTCAGCAGGTGCAGCAATATCTAAATTTGTTAGTGCTGAAGAACAACTTAAACAAGATTTACATAAAAAAAAGAATAGTATCTGGACTAACTTTCTAGGCAAAGAAGACAATGACCTAGAAGAGTTTATGGCTTTGGAAGAGATACGAGTTAAGAACGAACAACTCCGTGAGTTCATGCAGATATATGGCAGGGCAGGTCTATACAATGACTATGTTTCTTACTGTGCTGATGCACGCAAAGCTAGAAGAGAT